ATGGCCTTTAAATAAGCAAGGAGAAAAGCAATCAATACCACCAGGTCAAATAGTTCCTCCAGGATATGCAAAACATCAAAAAATAGCCTCTAAACATTTTACCAATGGTGTTAAATGGGAACAAGAGCAAGAGAAAAAATTATTTAGTAATGAAGAAGTATTAAAATTATTGATATTATCATCAAAAAATTTTTATGCTCAACCTTTTAAAGTAGAAGAATGGTTTGAACAATTTAAAAAGAAATAAAAACAATTAAATAAATAAATTATGTATATAGTAATAATAATGGTTGTAGCTTTTTTCTTTGTAATTTTATTAGTATTACAAGGACCAGATGAAGAAATTATAAATGAAGTAGAAAAAATAAAAGCTCAAACAGAGCCCGAAGTAGAACATAAATCTGCATTAGATCCATTTACAGCTGAAAATACAAAACCTAAAAGAAAATATAAACAAAGAAAATCATCATCTAAAATTAGAGGTGAAGAAGTTAGAGAATAAATATATTATGAGTCGCAATACAATAAAGTGAGAGTTGTATTCCGTGAAACTTTGAAAGCTTCATTGCAAGTAAATCTTATAATTAGTGAAATTCAACACTTAATGTGGATAGTATCCCTATTAAACCGTGATAGTCGGTAATTTATCTGATATTTGGAAATTGAGCTCTATGTCCCAATGAAGGATATTATTTGTATTATTAGTGTAAAAACTTAAATAAACGTGAAGGTTTAGCTAATAATATAAATATTTAAATTAAACAACTAAAGTATTATGAGTGATAAAATGAAATTATTCTACAAATTAGTAGAAAAAGCTAAAAAGATACAAAACTTATCAAAATTAAAACCAATTGACTTCTCTTGGAATGATACATATGCTATTGTTTTACCTAAACATCATAATAGTCAAATTATATATATGAGAGAATAACTAAAGCAAAAATTATGAAAAAATGGATAGAAATACAAACTATTGAATACTGGACTAGTGAAGACGGCGATAATGCTGGTAAAAATATTGAAACGCACACTATAAAAGTTGAAGAAAATTGTGATAATTTAAAAAAAGAATGTGAAAAAGAATTAAAAGCTCAACAACCTGATTTAAACTATCACAAAATAAAATCTTTTAAATTTATATAAAATAACTAAAACTAAAATTATGAAAACAGCAACATTATTACAACAACAAGGATATTCAGGTGTTAAAGTAACATCAATGTTAAATGCTTGTTTATGTGTGGAAATGAAGAAACATCTTCGTTTGGTACAATTAAACAACTTATCTTCTATTAAGAATAAATACTTCAAATTAGGCTATATTTCAAAACCAGAAATGACTCTTCTATGGAATATCTATTGGAACTTTGTTCTTAATGATTATAGATTTAGCGATAAATCAAAACAATACACTGTGGTTACAGGAATAACTAAAGCAGAACCAAAACATATAGGAATGCAAATGTTAAATCAATTAGAACTAAATTTAAACAATTAAAATTATGAAAAAAGTATTCTTTGGATTATTAATAATGTTATCATTATCAATGTCATCACAAAATTCATTTGATAAAACAGTAAATAAAACCAGTAATGGAGTAGAAACTGTTTATACAGATGGTAAAAATGCTGTAACTACGGTATATTCTGATTTAAAAACAATTGCTCCTAAAATATCAGACGGAGTAAAAGAAGTTGCGAAAGGATTAAAAGTTGGAGCTGAATCAGTTTGGACTATATTAGTAAAGCAACAATTAGTATGGTCATTATGTTTTTTAATACTTACATTATCAGCTATATTTAATTGGTTTCTATTTTATAGAAATAATTTAAATACAAAATTAAAAGAATCAAATTTTGTTCGCGGACAAAAAGATATTATAGGTAAAGTAGAAAACAAAGACTATAGTAAATATAGGGATTCTAGTCAACCTGAAATGGATGGGCCAGTTGGTAAAGAAGATATTCTAATATTAATGGAAGGAAATATAAATTATTGGTTTAAATATATACATTTAACATTATGTTTAACATTATCATATTTCAGTTTCATACACTTTGCAGATATGTTAACAGGATTTATTAATCCAGAATTTGGAGCTATTAAAACTATAGCTACTATAGTACAAAATATAAAATAATAAAATATCTCGGACAAAAGCAAAAGCTTGGGAAGAAAGTGGGATAAGAAGTTTTCGTACCACATATTTTATAGAAGAAAAGGGAATGTTTTAACAAATGTTCCCTATTTTTAAAAAAAACAATCAAATAACTAAATAAATTAAAGATTATGAAAATTCAAAAAGAAAAAGAAGTGTTGAGTGCGTATGAAACTCCATTTAAAAATCAACAAGAGTTGAGAAACAATATTGTAGACAAATTTGTTAAATTTGGACACAAAGTTCGTTATCAAGCTAAACTAATAGTTAAGGCGTAATGAAAAAAAGAATTAAATCTTGGTTTAATTATCTAACAGTTAGATATATTCCAAGTATCCAGCAAATTGCTCAATTAGAAGCTAAAAGATTGGTAGATTATATTACTGAAAATTATAGTAGAAGTGAGCAGAAATATTTAATGGATGAAATGTCTAAAAATCTAATTGAATTTAGAAAACAAGAGATTGAAGATAAAATAGTAGAATTAGAAAAAAACGAGGCTGAATTGGTCTCACTTAACAAAAACTTAGAAGAACTACTAATTAAGTAGAATGGTTACGAGCCAAGGGATCACATCGCTAAATCCATATTCGAGAAGGTATTTATACTGAAATCGTACAGCAGTTTTAGGCTAAGTCTCATAAACTCACCAGCACTCGCCACTGGATAATTAATAGGAGAATAATAATAAAGCGACTAAAGTAAAGTAACGTTTGTAACCTGAACTACTTTTATAGTATAAAAATTAATCTCTTCTTCTAAAAAGGCTTTCAAAGAGTGTGCCTTAAACACTCTTAAAATAATAGTTTCCTTCCTGATTTGACAAGTTGGCAAAATAGCATCAAGTACATAGAGGTTTTCCAACTTTCCGTCTATGACCAACGAATTGGTACACGAGCTTGATAACTATTGATCAGGAAAAACTATTTTAAAGGGGACGACTGGTTTTGAGGTTGTGTCAGTAATTATATAATTCAGCCAGAGAGATAACTGTAAACTAAGGTGAATATTTTAAACGGCAAAGATCAAGTATCAGCAAATATGCAAGTAGTTCATAACATTTTGAACACTAAAACTTCAATCAAAACAGAAATGTTGATTGCAGCATAAGTTTAAAACGATTTGGTAAATTAGAATTCGCGTTGTGCGCTAATCCCAAATCAAACTCAACACTGGCTAGAGTATAACATTGCCATAGCTGTCCACATTTAGTAGTGTTTAAGGGACATTAAAGATTAAATACTACAAAAAGCTGTATAAAATTATATAACAAAAGCATTGATCGACGGGAGTTCGAATCTCCCCGTCTCCACAAATACACGTGTATGTGTAAGAATAATAGTTCGTTTAAGTGTAAGACCCTTTATGGATATGTATGGATTAACAACCAGCACTATTATTTTAAATTATTAACTAAAACAAAAAATATTATGCAAATAATAGATATTATATTAATAGGATTAATATCAGGATTAATAATAAGTATATTATCAAATAATAACGATCCTTATGCTTAGAAATAAATTATACATCGCAAATGTATAAAGTCGATACTTTGGTAAAAAGTGGGGAGATGTCAATGAGAGGACAGGGCTAGATCGTTATATATCGGTGTGTAGGGGTTCGATTCCCCTTCATCTCACAAACATTTTCATAATATGTTTAGTTAGTTGATTAATGTAGGTGAAATAGTTTAAGAAACTACTTTACGACGCTAGTAGCCTACATTTTTTAATAATTAACAATATATGATAAACAAACAATTAACTAATTAAAACTAAATAAATATGAAAAAGATTATAGTATTATTTTATTGCAGAATATGTGTAGATGTGTTAGGGTTTCCAGTGTATTTATTACACACAAAAACAACATTTGTTACTAAAAAACAAAACATTATTGATGATTATTTTTTCAATAAAAATACCAGTGTTTTATATAAAAGTTCGTTAATTAAACAACGTTAATTATGAAAAAATATATATTAATTAAAGAATATCCGGGAAGTGTTAAGTTAGGATGTACAAACGAATATATTATATATGATTGTAGTAAATATCCAGAATTTTGGGAAGAAGTTATTGAAAACGATTATGAAATATTAGAAATTCAAGGTAAGTATGGTTCAATATCTTCTTATAAAAAACAATATGATAGTGATTTAAAAGATAAATCTATCTATAAAATCAAAAGATTATCAGATGGTGAAATATTTACTATTGGTGATAAAGTTATTGGTGACTATACAAATAATAAATATAATATTAATAGTTTTGTTATAAATAAAAGATTTGATAAGATTATAATAAATGGTGAGGATATTCATTTAAACGAGTGTGAAAAAGAAAAATTATTATTTACAACTGAAGATGGTATTGATATTTTTGAAGGTGATGTTTTTACTACATTAAATAAGAATCTATTAGAGCCTCCTGTTACTTACACTGCAAATTTAGAACATAAAAAATATGATAAATATTTAGATTTCTCAACTAAAGAAAAAGCTGAAGAATATCTTTTTATGAATAAATCTTGTTTATCTTATAAAGAAGCTTCAGATATAATGTTACATCGTGACATATCAGCTCATTATAAAAAAATAATAAGAGAAAAACTAAAAGAATTAGTAAAACAAAAATTAAATAAATAAATTATGCCACAAACTAAACAAGAATTATTAGAAAAGCTAAATTCAGCTAAATTTGAAGGAGGAGGTCACGTTACTTATATCTATGAAAATGGAGTAAAGCAACGTCAACCTATTAATAAATCTATTTTTTATAACGATAAGAAACGTGATAAAAATTTAGACGATGTATTAGAAGTTTTTGAAGATACTGCTCACGATTTAGGAGCTACAAGTTTTGAACTCTAAAAGATTAAGATGTGGGGAAGGGTATTATGAAATTAACGGTGTTAAATATATAATACCCTACAACGCACATATATTCTCGTCTAAAAGTGGTAAATTATGTTATTTATCAGGCGTTAGAAATACTACAATGAAAGGATTTAACGATAAATACATAGCGACAGTAAAATTTATAGAAGAAAATAGATTTGAAGATGTTAATTATGAAATAATAAAGAAATTTTTATGAAAACAAAACCTTATTCAGAATTATCTGTAGCTATTGATTTAGTTATGGAAGAATATCAAACATCTAATCCTATCGAAATATCTGAATTTATATGGGAATCATTAGGATTATGCATTAGTATTCACGAAATATCTGATTATTTAGATATGAATAGAATAGATTATGAGACAGAATCGTTAAAACAATATTATAATTTAATTTATTAATTATGAGAAAAGGATTAGAAATATGCCCTAAATGTGTAGGCGCTAAAGAAATTATGGTAGCTAAAGAAGCAAGAGGGTTTGAATACAAACAATGTGATCTTTGTAATGGTGAAGGTTATGTAACTTCAGAACTTGAAGAAGATTATGTTTTGAGTTTAAATGAAGATATAATTGATTTAGACGAGTAATTATGTTTAAAAAAATGAAACAAGGAGAGAAAGTTAGTAAGCTAACATATTTTTTATATAAAATATATTTAAAATTACCAATATATTTTTTAATATTATTTATAATAGGATTTATGTATTTTTGTTGCAGGATATTTACTAATTTTGTAAAACAATATTGGTAAAAAATGAATAAAGCTTACATATTAGACCTTAATTTACTTAAAGAGCAAGATATTACTCCTGAAGAGTTTGTTTGCTTAATATCCATCTATAATAATGATGGTAATATTAATAAAGAATCTATTAATAATTTACAGAATAAGAATTATATAAAAATCTTAAAAGATGAAAATATAGTTAGGGAGAAAGGTAAGTTATTAATAGAATTTTTATCTATAGATAGNATNGGGTCTATNAATAATAAAAAAACAGTTAAAAAATCATCAAGAGCAATTGATGCTGATTTAGAAAATTTTGTAGATAAATATAGAGAATTATGGAAGGGGTTAAAACCTGGCTCTATGGGTTCTACAAATGGCTGTAAAGAAAAATTACAAAGATGGATGTCGGAAAATCCAAAATATTCAACAGATAATATATATAATGCTTCAAAAGCTTATATAAAATCAGTAGATGATTACAAATATCTACAACAAGCTGATTATTTTATATATAAAAAAGATGCATTTGGAGAACAAAGTAGATTATCTAGTTTTATAGATGAAGATATAAGTGTAGAAAGTGATTGGACTAAAAAATTAACATAAAAAAATGAAAGAAATTGCTGAAAAAATATATGTAGCTAAAATTGACATTGAACCTACACAAACTAGAAAAGCTTTTATAAAAAAGTTGATTATGAAAAAAGGAGTTATAACTTATAAAGATGAAAAATGCTTAATTGTCCAATGTGATAATAAATCAGCATATAGAAGTATTAGTGAGTTACATATAATAGTTAAAACTAGGTTTAGATTAACTTCTTTAAAGTCTTTAATAAAAATTATTAAAGAAATAATTAGTGAAGAAAAATGCATTGCTTTAGTATGGTGTACTCAAATTAATAAAGTTGTAGTTAAATATGTAGAAAACAGCAATGGATACTATATTACCGACTATAGTAAAAGTAACTACTACGAAAGTATTGGTGTTGACGGATATTCTTTAAAAATGTACGATGATATTTATAACGAATTATAAATAATTTAAAAAAGAAAAAAATGAAAAAAATAATGTAGAATAATGTCAACATAATTAATAAATTATGGTGATAAATGACAAAAAAAGGAGAATTATTTTTAAGAACATTTAAAGGTATTGAAGATAAACGTCAAAGAATACTTGACGGTAAAATAAACTGTATTCCCTGGAGTTTACCAAGATTTGAAGAAGAATCTCCAGGAATTGAAAAAGGTAAAATATATTTAGTAACAGCAGCTACAAAAGTTGGTAAAACACAAATTACTGATTGGTTGTTTTTATACAATGTTATACAGCAGGTAATTGATAATAATCTTGACATTAGATTAAAGATATTTTATTTTACATTAGAAATGTCTAAAGAAGAAAAAATGTTATCTTGTTTTTCAAATATATTATATATGAAAGAGGGTATAGTTATTTCTCCAAAAGAATTAAAATCAACACAGTATTCAAAGCCATTAAGTAAAGATATTTTAATTTTATTAGAAAAATATAAACCATATTTTGATAAAATTGAAGAAGTTGTTGAGTTTATAGATTCAGTAAGACATCCTTTTGGTATATTTACTTTAGTTAGAGATTATGCGATGGCTAATGGAGAAATTTATTATAAAAACATTGATATAGACGGAACTATAACAAAAGTTGTTGATTATTACGAGCCAAATGATCCAGATGAATATGTAATAACAATTATAGACCATATTGGATTAATATCTTCAGAAAAGAGAAATGGAGTTCATTTAAGTCTTCACGAAAGTATGTCAGTACTATCTTCTGATTATTTAATTAAACTTCGTAACAGGTTTAACTACATAGGAGTAATTGTTCAACAACAAGCTTTGGTAGGTGAAAATATAGAACATAAAAAAGCAGGAATGTTAAGACCTTCATTAGCTAATTTAGGTGACAATAAATTAACAAGTAGAGATATTAATGTAGCTTTTGGATTATTCAGTCCTTATAGAAATGAATTGCCAGAATATATGGGTTATGATATTACGCAATTCAAAGATAATATTAGATTCTTAGAAATAATTACAGCTAGAGATGGAGGTGCTGGGACAATATGCCCTTTATATTTTAATGGAGCTGTAAATTATTTTAAAGAATTACCTAAACCAGAAAATACAGCTGGAATAGAAAAAGTTTATAATTTTATGAAAAATATTAAAAAAAATTAAATGAGAAAATTATCATCATCATATAGTGTAAGTTATGAAATAATAGATAAAAATAATGTAAAAATTAAACAAGAAATTGATGCATCTTGCTACTCAAGACTATATAGTGGTGGTATAGATATAGAAAACAAACTTATACTTAATGATTTTTTAACAGAAGAAACACAGAAATATTCTAAAACATACATTGAAAAATTAGCGGAAATATGTGATTTAAAGTTAAATTTTATAAGTGAAAATTCTATAGAATTAATTGGATTTAAAAATAAATTTTACATAAAATTATTTACAACATTATTTAGAATATTATTTGAAATATATCCTGAATATAAAGAAAATAATTATAAAGAAAGAACTATTGAATTCTTAAAAAATTACAATAATGAAGAAAACGATAGCGGTTATGAAGATATATTAGAAAGGCTAATATATTATTATCAAAAAAGCAAAATGTATCAAGGTTGTGGACACGGAATATCTCGTTCTGAGAGTCAAGTATTATTAATAAAAAATATTAAACAACTTAGATACTGGAATCCAGATATGTACCATAACGATATGCAAAGCTTTTTTAGTAAACAAAACTAAAAAAATAAAGAATGATAAAATTGCCAACCGAGACGGTTAAAGCAAGTAAAATAAATCCAAGAAGTATAATTCTTTTTGGTAAGCCTAAAATAGGCAAAACAACCGCAATTTCTCAATTAGAAAATTGTTTAATTATAGATTTAGAAGGAGGTACTGATTATTTAGATGCTCTTAAAATAGATGTAATTAAAATAGCAGAAGAAGAAAAATTATCACCAATAAAGGTGCTTAAAAATGTTATAGATTCACTTAAAAAAGCTAATGAAGTTAAAGGAGGATTTGTATATAAATTTGGAGCAATAGATACTATTAGTGTCTTAGAAGATATGGTAATGCCAGTAGCTTTAAACCTTTATAAAAACACAGTTCAAGGAAGAAATTTCCAAGGAGATAATGTTTTAGATTTAGCTAATGGAGGAGGTTATCAGTACACAAGAAAAGCATTATGGATGGTTTTAGATGAATTAAAGCAATGTTTTGAAACATTGATAATAATCTCTCACCTGAAAGATAAATTGCTTGAAAAAGACGGAAAAGAGATGAATGAGCGTGGTATAGACCTTATTGGTAAATCAGCCACTATATTGTCAGCACACGTTGATGCGTTAGGTTATATGTATCGTGAAGATAACGAAACATTAGTAAACTTTATGCCTTCTGAATCAATAACTTGTGGCTCAAGATGTGAGCACCTTAAAGACAAAAAAATAGCGTTAATTACTTCTGATGAATCTGGAAAAATTACGGTAGATTGGTCTAAAATATTTTTAAAAGAATAAGCCTAAAGTACACAGGATCGAAGACAGGAATTACAGACTTGACTTGAAATAATAAATTCTTAGGAATAGTCATTGTTGGCGTGGAAGTCCTCTAAATCGTAGGTTAGCACAGTTAGGATTCTGGGGGTATTTTAAAAATCCAATCTTAAATAATAATAAAAAATATAATAAAATAATATGAGTGATTTCAATCTGAATGGAGAGGATTTTAAATCGAAAAGTTTTTCGATTTTTAACAATGGAGTAGCAGGGAAAGTAGAAAACGTATCTATTAGTATAGATAAAAAACAACCAACAGATGCAGATAATGCACCTGATTATAAAGTCAATTTTATTGATGAAAATGGTTCTGTTAATATGGGTATTTATTACCCAAGTTCTGACGCGACAGAACAACAAGTTAAAACGCAAGTAAGTAAAGCTTTGTCCATCACTAGAGCTATTATGGGAAATGATTATGTATTTGATGCCGTTAGTAACGCTAAAGAGGCTATCGATTTATGTATGAAAATTTCTAAGAAAAATAGCGAAGGCTCTAAAGTAAATGTTTTTGTAACCTACGGTACATTAGGTACTCCAAAGAAATATCTTGGAGTTTATAAAGTATTTGACTTTATTGAACAAGGAGGGGCTTCACCATCTAAATTAAGAAGAACAAGTAATCCAGCTAAACCTCAATATAACGACCTTATGGAAGCTATTGAGCAAGACGAAGTTCCAGTATCATCAGTAAAAGCTGATACTGAAGATTGGATTTAAAAATAAATAATTAATACGTAGCTGTGAAAGCAATGCACTGATAAAGCATAGGAAGTATTAATGGTGGTTGAGTGGATATTGGTTGACTAACTATAGTTAGTGGTGGGTTCGATTCCCACCTCAACCTCAATATTAACTAAAATTAAAAATTATGATAAAGTATATTAAAAAATTAATTAAAAAACAAAGACTTTTAAATAAGTATCATAAAGGAAATAAACAATGGTCTGATCAGATTTGGTTGCTTAAAAATTTTAATTGGGACAAAAAAGAAAAACACTGGTTTGTTCATCAATTTTCTTGTGAAATAAGATGTTATAATCGTTTAAAAAAATTATAAAATGGTAATTAACTTAAATAAAAAGTTTGTAACGAAAAAAGCTTTATTAGAAGAACTTACAGATATAGAAATATATCAAATGTATTTACCAGAACAATTTGTGTTTAATAAAACAATTTTATCTCCATTAAGAGATGAAGAGACACCATCATTTGGATTCTTTATAGGTGAAAACGGAGAGATTTGTTTTAAAGACTTCTTATTAGGAGCTGGAGATTGTATTAAATTTGTACAATTAAAATTTGGATTAGATTTTTTTGAAGCTATGAGTAAAATAGTGTTAGATGCTGGATTAGAAGGACAATTTATTATTAAAAACACATTCAAAACAAATATTAATACGTCTATTCAGAGTAAATCTAGAGAAAAAATGATATCTACAATTAATTCTTTTAAACTTGGAAAAAAAAGAAGAGAATTTAATCTTTATGATTTTTCATTTTGGTCTTTATTTGGAATAACTCATAAAACTTTATTAAAATATAGAGTAGAACCAGTTAGCCATTTATTTTATGGAGATAAAATTGTAATTGCAGATAAATTAGCATATGCATTTGAGGAACGTAAAGATGGTAATATAACATATAAAATATACCAACCAAATAACGAGCATTATAAATGGATAAACAATCATAATGAATCTGTATGGCAAGGATGGGAACAACTACCTGAAAAAGGAGAATTATTAATAATAACTAAATCTTTAAAAGACGTGATGTCTATTAATGATGTTTGTGGAATACCTGCAGTATCATTACAAGCAGAAGGTGTTATGCCAAAAGAACAAGTTATTGACGAATTAAAATCAAGATTTGAAATTATATTTTTATTATACGACAACGATTATGATAAAGAAATTAATTGGGGTAGAGAATTTGGAGCTAAAATAGCAACAAAATATGATATAGGTCAAATAGAAATACATAAATCATATAAATCAAAAGATTTTAGTGATTTAGTTGCTGCTAAAGGAAAAAAAATAGCTAAAGAAGTGTTGATGGAATTAATAGAAATACCATTTTAAAATGAAAGAAAAAAATAAATTAGTTGCAGTATATGGTTCTTTAAGACAAGGAATGCATAATCATTGTGTACTAGGTGATTCAGAATATATTGGAACTTTTAATTCAGAACCAGTATTTACAATGTATAACGTAAATAATCAATATCCTGCTGTAATAAATAAAGGCTGTGATTCAATAACAATTGAAGTTTTTAATGTAAATAAAGATATTCAAAAAAAATTAGATAATTTAGAAGGATATTCAAGTGATTTTAATAAAAGTTATAATTATTATAATAAAGAAACAGTAGAAACTCCTTATGGAAAAGCTTTTATTTATTATTTTAATCACGACTATTCAAGTTTAGATAAAATAGAAAGCGGAGATTGGTCATCGTGGATGAAATCTCAAGAAAAACAAAATAACATTAATATGTATAACGAATGGGGTTATTAATCAAAAAAGTTGTAAAAAAATCAATTGGTATAATAGGTAAAGGAAAATATAGACCAATGATACGTAGTCGTCATCCATCTCATAATCAATTGAGATATGAAATAGAAAGATTACCATTTAGATCAGTAATAAGATTTGGTTCTTTAACCGACTTAACAGACCAATCTTCATTAGATGGTAAGAGAATTGAGTTAAATTCTAAAGAAGCTATTAAAAATAGTTCTTCTAAATTAAGAATGAAACAATGTTTTACAGATAAAGGAGTAAAAACAGCAGATTGGTTTAGATTATCAAAAGCTGGATATGGTGGATACGAAATAATTACCCATAATAAGCCAGCATTAAGTTTGGATTTTGCCAATTTAGAATATCCAATTGTATCAAAACATCATTTTGGCTCAAGAGGAACAGGAAACAAGCTTCATAAATCTCAAATCGAATTACAAGAATGGATGAAAGATAAAAAATTAGAAAATTTTATCTTCGAAAAATTTGTAAATTATAACAAAGAATATAGACTTCATTGTACAAAAAATGGATGTTTTTATGCTTGTAGAAAGATGTTAAAAACAGAATTTAAAGATCATCCTAACGCTTGGCAAAGACACGATGATAATTGTGTATGGGTTTTAGAAGAAAATGAAAACTTTGACAAGCCAGCTAATTGGGAAGAAATTATAAAAGACTGCGTCAAAGCAGTAACATCTTGTGGATTAGATTTTGGAGCTTGTGATTTAAGAGTTCAAAACAACATTGATGAAAATGGAGATAAAAGAAAAATTTGTGATTTTATAGTTATTGAAGTAAATTCAGCTCCATCATTTGGAGAAGTAACTTTAAAAAAATACAAAGAAGAATTACCAAAACTTTTAATTGAAAAATATGATTCAAGAAAATAAAGATCCAAGAGAAATTAATGATTTTGAAATAACACTATCTAATGGCGGTTTAAAAATATCTACTGGCAATGGATATGGATCTTGGTTTTTTATTGATCAAGGACCAACTGGAAATTGTCAACTATCTAGTGCTGTAAATTTTTGTAATATTATGAATTTTTTAGATAAATATAAAATAAGAGATTTATTTATAAAAATAAGACGTAGTCATTTTTATACAAAAAGAATTTTATTATTAGACTTAAATAGAAAACACGCTATAAAAGTAATAGAATGGCTTGCTCCTGGATGCGTAATCGGAAATATGCCTTATAATTCTACAAATGGAAGTGAAATGAATATAATATTGTTAAAATTAAGTTTGGTAAGACAATTGCAATTACCAAAATAAAATATAAAAAACAGAAAAATGAAAAAAATAATAGGAATATATGCAGATGCCTTTAATGGAAAAGTAGGACAAACAGTACCTTATATGCAATTCTTTAGTCAATTTGGATATGTAAGATTAATTTCTACATTAGACAATCTTGACAACATTGAAAACGAAGTAGATGTATTGGTTTCCCCTGGCGGAGCTGATGTTAATTCAGCTTTATACGGAAAAGTTCCTGGGGCTATGGATGGTAGAGCTAATCAGCATTACGAATATTTAGATAGTATTTTACTACCTAAATTTATTCAAGCAAATAAACCTATTATAGGTATTTGTAGAGGAATGCAAGCTATTAATTGCTTTTTAGGAGGTAATTTAAACCAACATATAGTAGGACATCATCAAGGAGATGATAGACAATCAACAAGACAAAGACTTCAATTTACCAATAGCGATGATGAATACTACATAAATTCAATGCATCATCAATCTGTAGAAAAATTAGGTGAAGGATTAGAATTATTAGCTTATTCTCAACAATTTAGAGGTTGTTATTCTAAACAAGAAACTACAGCTACTTGGAGGTATTTTGATAAAAATGGAAAAATAGATAATAGAGTAGATATGCCTATTACTATCGAAGCTTTCAAACACGTTGAATTACCTATATTAGGAGTTCAATGGCATCCAGAAGAATTTAACTGTGAATTTACAGTAAATGAAATTAACAATTTATTAAAATAAAAAAAAATGATTAAGAAAAAAATAACAGTATTAGTAAATAAGTCAGCGGGATGTGAATCTTGTGTAGAGTTTTTATCAAAAAGATTTGAAGTAACGCCAATTGATTATAACGAGTACAGAAGTAATATTAAAATAGATTTAATTTTATTTACAGGCGGAGAAGATGTTAATCCTTCTTATTACGGAGAAAGTAAGGGTAAATATACTAGTATTAGTAATAAAAGAGATGAAGCTGAATCAAATTATATGTTTAATAGAGACGAATTTTATAATACTCCTAAACTAGGAATTTGTAGAGGAGCTCAATTTTTAACTGTAATGAGTAATGGAAAATTAATACAACACGTTAATGGACACGGAATCAATGGTTCTCACGCATTAGATATGAAACATCTTGGAGTTAATGGAGAATTTCAAATTACATCTACTCATCATCAAATGATGTTTCCATATAATATGAATAAAAATAGTTACGAAATAATAGCAACTGCTACAAACTTTCTTTCAAACACATATTTAGATGGATTAAATTCAGAAAAAGAATTACCTAAAGATTTTGAAGAATGCGAAATAGTGTACTATCCTAAAACAAAATCTTTAGCTATTCAAGGTCATCCAGAATACAGTAACTGTCCTGAAAATACAGTTGAAGAATGTTTAAATTTAATTGAAAGTTACTTAAAAATATAGCAAAATAAACAGAAAAATGAATAAATTTAATATAACATTAGGAGCAGATCCAGAAATATTTATTTGTGATGATAAAGAAATAGTTTCAGCAGAAGGATTAACAGATGGAGGAACTAAAAGAAATCCGAAAAAAATTAGTGATGAAGGGCACGCGATTCAAGAAGATGGTATAATGTTTGAATACAATATACCTCCTTGCAAAACTGAAGATGAATGGGTTAATGCTCATAAAACTTGCATAGACTATTTAGGAATTTTAGCTGAGGTAAATGGTTTTTCATTAAGTAATAAAGTAAGTTCGGTTGTTAATAAAAAGTATCTTCAATCATTACAAGCAACTACTTTTGGATGTGAACCAGACTTTAATGTTTACTCTAAATCAGTAAACGAAGCTCCTGATAACAATACAAATTTAAGATGTGCAGGTGGGCACGTAGCTTTTGGGTATGAAAATCCTCAATTTGAAATATCTGAAAAAATTGTGAAAGCTTTTGATATGTTTGTAACATTACCAGCTCTTTTTAAAGACAATGATACGCGTCGAAGAGAGTTATATGGAAAAGCAGGTTCGTTTAGAGTAAAAGATTTTGGAGTTGAATGTAGAGCATTATCTAATTTTTGGATTCAATCTGAAGAGAATATGAGATGGGTGTATAAACAATCAATAAAAGCAATTGAAATTGTTTTAAGCAACGAAATTGATGATTTGATAGAATTATATTCAGAACAAGTAAGAGACGCTATTGACACTGCTGATTTGAATTTAGCAACAAAATTATTAATAAATATTAATAGCGAAAAAAAAGAATTAGTAAAAATTTAAAAAAAATAAAATGGAAGTAAAAATAATATTAATATTATTGATAATACACTTATTAGGAATTATGATTTTTAAGCCAAATTTAAACATTTTGTCTTGTGGAATATTTGGATGGGCTGGAAAAAGTGTAAAAACTTTCAATAAAGCTAAATTTGATATTCAAGGTTTATATAACAATTCTAGAGGTGGAGATTCTTGTGGAGTCTCCACTGACGGAGAAATATATTATGGAATAACAACATCTAAAAATTATTCTGATTTTTTACACAAACAAAATTACGAATCTCCAACAATGATACCGGTTGTTATAGGACATACAAGAAAATCTAGTAGTGGATTAGTAAATTCTGATAATGCTCACCCATTCGGCTTTGGNGATTATGAAAAATCATTTGAATTTATAGGGGTTCATAACGGAACGCTACATAATCAAGACGATTTAGCTAAAGAAAATGGATTAGAAACATCTGTAAAAGAAATTAATTCTTATGGTGTAAATGCTTGGAAAAGAAATAAAATTGATTCTGAAATATTATTAGAAATAATATATAAAAATAAGAATTTTAAGGTATTATCTGATTACATAGGAGGAGCAGCTTTATTATTTACAAATACATTAGAACCTAATGTGCTATACGCATTTAAAGGAGCTTCAAGAATTGATAGTTATGATAAAAGTGTCGATGTTGAAGAAAGACCTTTATATTATTATAAAGAATCTAAAAATAGCTTATACATTTCATCATTACAGGAAAGCCTAGAAGCTATTGGAGGTGTTGCAAATGAAAATTTATTTAGTTTCAATCCAAATGTTGTTTATAAAATAAAAGATGGTAATATAGATAATGCTGAAAAACTTGAAATAACAAGAAGAAATGCTTCTCAAAAACCATCAATAGTTACAAAAACATATGGAGCTTGTGGATATGAATGGGGTATTCAAAAAAAAGCTAGAAACGAAGAATACGAGTTGGAGGACTTAAGAAAAGGCTCAAAAAAGGAAAAAGAGGACGAAAATATTCAAAACGAAAAAGACGTTAGAATGCATAAGTCCGCAATTACATTTAATAAGCTTAGATATAATAGAAATGGTCATTTAATAAATGGAATTTGTGTTTGGGTTAAAGAATATGGTTTTGTAGTAGTTGAACAAAATATTGAAAAAGCTGAAGCAAAAATTAAAACAATAATAGACAAACAGTTTGATTTAGAATATGGATATTTTACTGAAGAAGCATTATCAATAGAAGATGAATTTACTATAATTCCATTTAGTACTGAAAATAAAAGAATTCCATCTTTATCTTATTTTTACGAAGGTATAATGTTAGAAACAAAACTTGATTATGAAGTTCTTACTCAAAAAGTTAAACATTATAATATTTGGGATTTATCAGAAATGTCTAAACATCCAATTGTAGAGTTAAGTAAGAATGAAGGATATAACAATACATATAAATCAATTATACACAAAAGAACTTCTTTTACTGGAAATATATGTCCGTTAGGTAGTAGTAAAATTTATTATATAAATAAAGGAGAGTTGAATAAAGCGGTTTTAATTGAAAAACAAAACTATAAAGAAGATTTTTCAGTAATAGATTTATATAACAAAAGCAAACAATTATCTTTAGATATTAAAGAAGAATTAAAATTTCCTTTTATAAATAAAAATAATGGAGATAAATTAATTCAAAAACAATTCTTTGATTTTTGCAAATTAAATGATTTAGAAGTAACAAGTAGTCAAGAAGATGAAGATAAAAAAATAGAAATTAATATGATTGAGAAAGACTGTATAAAAAAATCAGTTGATATGTTAATGTCTCCAATTTACCTAAAAATTCAAGAAAGCGTATCTACATTGACTGAATTTGATGAAGAGGATTTTGTTAAAGAAATTATTGAAATTAATGAAGATTATTTGATGTTATTAGACGAAATAATAGATAAAAATTATAAATAATGAATGAAATTATAACAATAAATGGTAAAACTTATAAAAAATCTGATTGCAGACTAATAGATAAAGAATACTATTTAATAGGTGACAGAAGTGTTGAAAATTCAGGAGACGTTTATTTAATTGACGGAAGATATATTAGAATGAATACTGGAAGATTAGTTTTTAATAACACTTCTAAACTATATCAATTGAAAAATGATACTTTAGTACACGGAATAATAAGTATGGGAAATGAATCTGACTTTATTTTTGGATATTTTGATAGAGGTATTGATAATATGTTATTAGTTGATAAAGATAAAAATATATATACTTGTATTAACGAAAATATAATAAATAGATCTTTTAGAGAAGAATTATCTACTGGTACCTTTTATCATATATCATTGAAAAGAGCTTATCAATTTAATTTAATAAAAATAATTAAAAAAGAATATAAAGAATCATTACCTTACGACTCTAAAGGTATTATGAATAAATATATTGATAATTATAATAAAAATTATAATCCTGTAATAAATTCTACTATTCAAAAATATAGTTCTGTAATTAATAATTTAACTTTTGGATTTGAATTTGAAACTATAAAAGGGATTCTTCCTGAAAATAAATTAAATCATCTTCCCTTAATACCTTTAAGAGATGGAAGTATATCTGGATTAGAATATGTTACAATACCTTTAAGTGGAGCAAAAGGAATTAAAGCTCTTGTTGATTGTGTTAAAGAACTTAAAAAAAGAACTGAGTACGATAAAGATTGTTCGTTACATTTACATATAGGAAATGTACCAAGAACACCTGAATTTATATTAGCTTTTTATAAATTAATAACAAATTATCAAGAAGAAATATTTTCATTATTTCCTCTTTACAAAAAATATAATTTTGGAGTAAAAAGAAAAAATTATTCTGAGCCTTTTCCGTTTAATCAAATAAATTCAAAATTAGAACCGTCAATAAGTGTTTCAAATAAAGAGCAAATTGATAGAAATTTTGATGTTTTATTTAGCCATTTATCAGGAGGACAAAGTTTTTATGAATATAAATGTGATTTAAAAAATGTTAAATCACATCCACTAGATCCTAATGGAAATCAAAAATGGAATATCAAAAAAAGATATTATGCTCATAATTTCATACCTTTAATTTTTGGGAATAAAGAAACTATTGAATTTAGGATTCATACTCCAACATACGATATTGATAAAATATTAAATTTTTTATTTATAAATTCTTATTTAATAAATTATGCAATAATTAATCAAGATAATTTGTTAAATGATCCAAACTTTTTAGATAATAAAAGCGGAAGAAGCCTTGATAGGTTTATATGTAATTATTCAAACAGTCATATTAAATTAAACAGAGAAGATAGAGATTCTTTAGTAAGTTATCATTTAAATTATATAGATTCAAGAAAAATAGCCACTTACGAAGATAACTGTAAAGGCAATATAATAGGAAATGAAGAAGATATTTATTGCCATAAATTAATAGATTGGGAGGAAATTTTAGATCTTAAATACAAAATTAAATTTGGATCAAATATCAAAAACAATTATAGTATAAATAGAGCTGATGATTTTAATGGAAAAGCAAAAACCTATCCTAAACTTAATGGTTTTAAAAATTTATCTATTGATCAAGAAGCTAAACCAATTAAAAATAACAATATTTTATCTTTTCCAACAAGAAATTGGGCTGAAAGTGATGTTTCTTACAAAGAAAGAATTAGTCAATGGGAAAAGTTAACGCAAATGGGATTTGAAAAAAAAAAACTTGAAGATATTAGCGAACAAGATGTAATTAATATTTTGAAAAAAAATACATTTTCGTTAGAAAATCAATTACAATCAAATAATGAATATTTTTCAGATAAATTTAAAAAACAAATTGATAAGCAAATGTTTGTTATTCAAGACGCTATTAATTCATCAGACGGTTTATTTACAAATAATTTAGAAAAACCTAATTACACGCCTGAAGACAAAGAAAGATATTTTAAAGATTATTATTCAGATACAGGTCTTGATTATTTAGATAGTATTTTTAAAAACGAAGTCAAAGATAATAAAAAAACTGAAGAAATTCCAGTTAAATCTAAAGTTAAATCTAAACTTTGGTCGTAAATGATATTTATACCATATAATACTCCATCATTAAAGAATAGTAAAGTTAAAACATCAAAAGGAATATTCTGTTCTAAAACAGTTAAAAAATATTTAGGTCTATTAGGAATTCAATCATATTCATCTTCTAAAAAAGTTGTTGTTGGTTATAAAACTAGATCTAATAAATTCGAGTTATTAATACCTGAATTTAAAGAACTATTTAAGAATAAAGAGTTTCCAGTTTTAATAAGCTTTCATTTTGTTAGAGAATCAAAAAGAAAATTTGACTTCGGTAATGCTACCGAGGTCATTTTTGATTTAATGACAGCTCACGGAATAATTCCAGACGACAATGTAGAATTTGTTTTTCCTTCTGTAATGAGTATAGATGGCGTATTGCCAACAGAAAAAAATATGAACAATTATGAATGGTATTCAGTAGACAAGGAAAGTCCTGGAGTCTATATTAACATTCATTAAAAAAACACACAATGAAGAAAACAATTATTGAAATCGAACAATTGGCAGCATTTGTATTTGAAGATGAAGATTATCAAAAATTTTTGATATTTATTCAAAATAAAATGTATAATGACGCTAGATTAATGCTTGATAAAGAAATATTAGACCATAATCAATGGTCATTTTTTATGGAAATGAGTTTTGAAAAAGCTATGTCAAATAGAATTGTTGATTTATTAATTGATTTAATTGAGATTGATGTAGATGCAGATGAAAGAAGAATCGTTAAATCAATTGCTAGAGAGCAATGAAAATAAAGAATTAACATTATCATATAGTAAGTTATCAGATTTTGATAGAAATGGAGCAATGTCTTTAGTTAGAAGAAATTCTGCTGAAGGAGCTGCTGTAAAACACGGATCTTTAGTTGACGACTTACTCGTTGATAATATGACTGGTAGTAATTTTTGTGAAGAAAAATACTATAAGTTTGATGGAGAAAAACCATCAGCAACATTAGGATTATTATGTGATATAATTTTAAAAAATTATTTAACAATTCCTGAAAATTTAAACGATATAGTTGATATAATTAAATTAAATAAATTTTGGGGAAATATTAAAAATGAAGCAGTATTAATTGAAAAATTTGATATTGCTGAATTTTGGGATTATTTAAATGCTATGTATGAAGTTGGTGATAAAATTTTAATTACTACTGAAGAATATATGGACGCTATTGAATTAATAAGCGTATTAAAAAATCATAAATATTCAAAAGACATAATAATAAATGATTACGAAAACATTTATCAACATAAATTTGAAATTCAATATAAAGGCTTTTTAGTTAGAGGTATTTTAGATTTGATATCAATAGACCATAAGAATAAATTAGTGCGATTTACAGACCTTAAAACAGGTAAAAATCCAGCTATAGAGTTCGAAGATAGCTTTATAAAATGGAGATACTACTTTCAAGGAGCTATATATTTATTGGCGGCTGAACAAATACTTAAAGATTTAAATTTAATTGGATACGCTATAGGTAGATTTCAATTTTTATATATTTCAAAATCTGACAAAACTCCATTATTATACACAATGACTGATAAATGGGTAACTGCTGCTATAAAAGGATTTAAAATAGGTAAATATGTTTATAAAGGTGTTGATGAACTAATTGAAGAAATTGATTGGTGTTGGAGTAATAAAGAATATTTAGTGCCAAAATACATTGTAGAGAACAATGGGGCTGTAGATATTAAAGATAACTTTATTGAAATAAATGAGTAAAATTAAGTATAATGCATCAAAAACATACTTATTACCATTATTATCAGAATTAGTAAACATAGACAACGAATTTGTTAATTATTTAGAAAACACTTATATGTTTGATGAAAATAATGAATTCTTTGAATGTTTCTTTTTATTATTTGAATTCAGCTTTAAAAATCCTGAATTTACAAAATATGAACATAAACTTATTGATAGTGACTTGTTTGTTAAAATAATAGATATAGATAATAGTGATATGGTAGTTTATGTTTTTAAATTTCCAGAAGATTANTTAAAAGAATATTACTTTTTACAAGAAAGTAAATATTCTAAATTTGGAGATGATGCAAAAAAATTAATATTAAAATTCTGGACAGTAATGTACGGAAAAGTTTATGGAGGTATCAATGTTATCTTAACGATTAAACAAAAATTATACAAAGATAAAATACTTAAAGAAAAATTAGAAAAAAGAGCAAACGTTAAGATAGATGATGATGCTGAGTTGGGAGAACACGTGTCAAAACACGATGAAACACTTAGGATTGCCGATGTAATGGCAATGAAATTATAAAAATAACGAATGAGTTTAAGTATTGATAAACAGATATTAAGTGATATAACAATATACACAAAATATTCTAAATATATCCCTTCTAAAGAAAGAAGGGAAACCTGGGAAGAATTGGTAGATAGAAATATGCAAATGCATATAGATCATAAGCCTGAATTAAAAGAAGATATTCAGAAAATTTATGCAAATTTTGTCCTAACAAAAAAAGTTTTACCTTCAATGAGAAGTTTACAATTTGGAGGAAAGGCTATTGAAATGAATAATAGTAGAATATATAATTGTGCATTTCTGCCTATAGATAGTATTCACGCGTTTAGTGAAACTATGTTTTTGCTATTAGGGGGTACAGGAATAGGTTTTAGTGTACAAAATCATCATATAGAAAAATTACCTTCTATTAAAAAACCTAATTATAATAAAACTACAAGATATTTAGTTCAAGACAGTATAATAGGGTGGGCTGATTCTATTAAAATGCTTTTCAAATCTTATACTAGTAAATCAAGTAATCATATAAATTTTGATTTGTCTGATATTAGAAAAAAAGGTGCTATGTTAGTTACTGCAGGAGGTAAAGCTCCTGGGCCTGAACCATTAAGAATAGCTTTGGTTAAAATAGAAGCTATATTAAGAGAAAAAGAAGACGGTACTAAATTAACTGATTTAGAATGCCATAGAATAGAATGTTTTATAGCTGATGCTGTGCTTTCAGGCGGGATAAGAAGAGCTGCTTTAATAAGTTTATTTGATTTAAATAGTGATGCTATGCTTAATTGTAAATCAGGTGCTTGGTGGGAAACTATGCCTGAACTTGGAAGATCAAATAATTCAGTTTCATTATTAAGACATAGAATAGATAAAAAAACATTTGACAAAGTATGGGAAAGAATTGAAGCTTCTGGAAGTGGAGAACCTGGAATATATTTAACAAATGATAAAGATTGGGGAACTAATCCTTGTTGCGAAATAGCACTTAGACCAAATCAATTTTGCAATCTTTGTGAAATAAATATGTCTAACATAGAATCTCAAGAAGATTTTAACGAAAGAGCTAGAGCAGCATCGTTTATAGGTACATTACAAGCCTCTTACACAGACTTTCATTATCTCCGTGAAATATGGAGAAAGAATACTGAAAAAGATGCTTTAATAGGTGTATCTATGACTGGAATAGCATCTAAATCAAATCTAGAATTAAATTATGAAGAAGCTGCCAATATTGTTAAAGTTACAAATAATGAAATTGCTGATATTCTTGGAATTAATATTGCCGCTCGTACTACAGCCGTCAAACCAGCAGGAACTACAAGTCTTGTGCTTGGCACTTCTAGTGGTATTCACGCTTGGCATAATGATTATTATATCAGAAGAATGCGATTAGGCAAGAATGAAGCAATTTATTCTTATTTAGCTATTAATCACCCTGAATTATTAGAAGACGAGTATTTTAATCCAACTACTCAAGCTGTAATTTCAGTTCCTCAAAAGTCTCCAAAAGGGGCTATAACTAGACACGAATCTACTATAGATGCATTAGAAAGAGTTAAACTTATTTCTAAAGACTGGGTTAAAACAGGTCATAGAAAAGGAGATAATACTCACAACGTTTCTTGTACAGTTTCAGTGCGTCAAGAAGAATGGAAGATAGTTGGAGAATGGATGTGGGTCAATAAAGAATATTACAATGGATTATCTGTACTTCCTTACAATGGAGGTACTTATAAACAAACTCCGTTTGAAGATTGTTCTAAAGAAGAATATGAAAGACTAATGGAGACATTAAAAGATGTTGATTTATCTAAAGTTATAGAATTACAAGACAATACTGCGTTTGGAGATAATATAGCTTGTGGAGGTCCAAATGGATGTGAAATTTAACATGAAAAGTCCTTATACAGGTAAGAAAATGAAATTAGTTAGTACTTTAGTATCAAAAGATAGATTTTATCTATGTGAAGATACTAATACACTAATTTATACTAATCATATTACGAAATTTGATATAGAAGAATCAAAAGTTTTAATAAAAAAGTTATTAAATAATATTAAATCATAAATAATAAATTAAATATAAATAAATTATGGCAAAAAATAGAAAATTTACAGTAGAAGAAGCTACAGCAAAAAGAGATTCTTTGGATTATGTAGCTCAAACTAAAAAAGCAGCAGCTTTATCAGATATGAGTGATTTTGCTAGATCTCAAGAATTAATGAAAAGAGCAGATAAAGATTATGATGATGCTCGAAAATTTGATAATGCTCTTAAAAAAGTAAAAAAAAACATAAATTAACAAAGTGTGAAAAAGGGTTAATAGTAACACTAATTTAAGATACCTCAGTAACCCTGAGGCTTAATTGTCAACAGTCCACGAAGTAATTTTCTAGGAGCGCTGTAAGGTATCTTTTAATAATAAACAAGTATAGTATGAATGGTAATACGCCAAGTCTAACAGTAAAGCCAGGTTCGATTCCTGGCTACTTGTTTTTTTAAAGTAAAAAAAATAAATAATAAAAATATAAAAATATGAACGGAGACAGCTTTGCTTTAGGTGAGGAAATACATAAATACACTGCTTGTTTTAGCTATTTTAATAATAGTATAATAGATAGTAATTCAAAAAAAATTGATTTAAAATACTCAATAATATTGGAAAAAGAAAAATATTCTGAATATAGCAAAGATGACTTAAACATATTTTTTTCATCTATAAAACAAACAGGAATAATTGACTTTGAAGAAGAATATAAAGATAATGGTGATTTATATTTAAATCTTAAATATGAAAAACAAAATAAGGCTTATTTACAATATACAGGAATGGTTATTAGGTGTTTATACGAAGGAGAGGATCAAAGGGATTTCTTTAAAGTAATCGGGAAACATTTTATAAATCTATGTAAATTTTTTAAAGATATTGATAAAGGATTGTTATTTACATTAGCTTGTAATATTTTTTGTGAAGAATATAATAGAATACCTGATTCAAGACCCTATGGATTTAATTCGAATCACATATTAATGAATAAAGAAGGGTGTAAATTATTAACAACAAAAAAAATAATTACAGAGTTAGATAAAAATAATGGAATAAATAATAATTTTTCAAAAAATATGAATTTAAACAATTATAAATTAAAAGATATTTCCGAGAAATCTTATTTAGAAGTAATAGTAAAAAATGGAATTAAATAAACAAAAAGAAACTATTCAAAACGAAGCTTTAACAGCTTGGATGAAAGCTGGAAAGTTTGGAACTACTGAAATAATAACTGGACTAGGAAAAACATTTTTATCTTTAAAAGCATTATATACAATGCCTTTAGATAGAAATGTAAAACATTTATTTTTAGCTGAGCAAAAAGACAGATTAAGAGATTTTATTTTAGATGTTACTAAGTTTAATAAGATTTATAATTGTAATGTTCTACAAGATTATGATATAGAATTTCAATGTTATCAAACTGTAAGAAATTGGTGCGGAAGAGATTTTGGACTAGTTATAGCAGATGAAATACCTGATTCTATATCTCCAGTAAATTATAATTTCTATATAAATAATAAAATGAATGCTATTTTAGGGCTAACAGCTATGTTTAATGGAAAAATATTTTATTCAACAATAGAAAATGATTCTTTAAAAAAAACTTTTAAAAAAGAAACTGTTGTGTCTAAAGAGCAAATGTTAAATAAATATGCTCCAATATGTTATAAATATAATATTAATCAAGGACAGGCAGATGGTACTTCTAGAAAACTAAATATTTTTATAATAGAGAGTTATTTAAATAAAGTTGATAAAAATATCATTGCTGGAAATGCAAAACATAAATTCTATCAAACAGAATCTTCTTCATATAAATATGTTGACTCTTTATTTAAAAAAGTTAGAGATTCTGAATATACAGATAATAGTGTTGATTTTTATGATTGGAGTGAAAAAAGAGAAATTGAATTAGCTAGATTAGCTTCAAAAAGAGCTACTTTATTGTATAATCTTCCAGAAAAAGTAATAATTGTTAAAAAATTATTAAAAGAAATTAAAGAAAAAACAGTTATATTTGGAAACTCAATAAAACAATTAGAATTAGTTACCACAAATGTCGTAGCTTCCAAAAATAGTGATGAAAGAAACAATACTTTAAGAAGTATGTTTGATAAGGATATGATTAAAACAATAGCTTCTTTTAAAAAATTAGTTCAAGGAGCTAATTTAAAAAAAGCAGGGGCTTGTATTATAATGTCGTATTATAGTTCTGAAATTGGATTTATACAAAAAATAGGAAGGTTAAGACAAGACGGTGATAAAGATGGAAGTATTTTTATACTTCATACTCTAGACACGCAAGAAACTGTATGGTTAAGCAAAATGATGGAAAATGCAGTAGACTACAATATATTCAAAGGAAATATTGAAGAATGTATTTCTGAATATAACAAACTAAACAAATAAAAAAAAGAAAAAAATGAAACTACAATGTAAAAATAAAGGTAATAATAAATCTATTACAACTGGAAAAGAATATGAAGTTATCAATGAAACTGAAACTAGATATTCAATTATAAATGATAAAGGAATACAAGCAAATTATGCTAAGAATTTGTTTTCAAAAGCAGTAGAAATTATTCCAGAAATACCAATAATTGATGGATTTGAAGCTGAAACATCATTTATTAATAATGAAGATGAACTACCTGGATTTAAGATTATTATTAAAATAAATGGATTTGATAATTATGTTTTTGAACAAGATACCATATTAGCTATTTCACAACCACCAATAAGTTGTGGAATTAAATTAGTTTCTGGACTTAACGGATTAATGAGTTTTATTAATGAATTTAAAGAAGATTTTGATAATTATTTAAATGAAAATATTAAAGACTTTAAAATTGATGAAGATTTTGATTTTGATACTTTTTACAAAGAAGTGGCTGGATTATTAATAGATGATTTACTTGTAGATTATAAAGCGAGTTGTTTATATTTATTGTTATCAACTAATATTGATAACAATCCAAATTATAATAGTGAAATAATTCAATATTTAGATCAAATAACTGAAGTTGATCTTTTTGGATCAAATCCAAATTCAGGAAATGAGATTCAATTATGGATTTTAAAATGTAACTAAATGACAGAAAAAAATTTTGATTTGGTAATAGAAAAAACCCTTGACAATATTAGAAATATTCTTGTAATAAAAGGCAAAGAATATAGAAGGTTTAGCAATCCTTTTCATAATTTTGAAGAGGGTTCTAAAATTACAGGACAACTTCGAGAAGATGTGTTGTGGGGTTTTGCGATGAAACATTATATATCTATACAAGATATTAAAACTGATTTAAGGTGGTATAAAAAATTACCATCTAAAGCACAAGTAGAAGAGAAATATAATGATTTAATTATCTATTTAATGCTAGAAAAAGCAAGTTTAATAGATAGAATACAAAATAAAGAAAATAATTTTGACAATGAAGATATGGCACATTAGTGACACGCACTCTTATCATTGGCTTTTAGATGTACCAGAAGGAATAGATATCGTCATCCATAGTGGTGACGAATCTAATTCTAAAGACCAATATAGAAATGAACCTGAATTTAGAGACTTTATAATGTGGTTTGCTGCATTAAAAATTCCTTACAAGATATTTGTAGCTGGAAATCATAGTTCGTTTGTATTTCATAATACAAAAGAAGTTAGAAATATATGTCAAGATTTAAATATTATATATCTTGAAAATGAATCTGTAGAAATTGAAGGAATTAAAATATGGGGAAGCCCTATATCTCCTAATTTCGGAAATTGGTTGTTTATGAAAGACAGAAGTAAGATGGATAGATTGTATTCATCTATACCAGATGATACAGATGTGGTAGTTACTCACACGCCTCCTAAAGGAACGTTAGATCTTTCTTATGATAGAGATGGTAAATTAGAATTTTGTGGCTGTAAAAGCCTTAAAAACCATATATTAAACAGAGTTAAACCAAAACTTTGTTTATTTGGACATATACATAACTCTGATGATATTATAAATGCAGGAGTATTAAAACTATCAGATTACGAAACTACTTTTAGTAATGGAAGTGTGGTTTGTGATAGAAAATTTGGGATATTAACCAGTAATGGCAATATATTTGAAATATGACACCAAAAGAAAAAGCAGAAGAGTTAGTAAGAAAATATTATTCATTTGGATTAAATAATCCAGCACAATCATTTAGCTGGTATGAATGCAAACAATGTGCATTAATAGCAGTTGATGAAATTATAGAATTATGTATTTATAATCATATTAAAAACGAGTTTGAATATTGGCAAGAAGTTAAACTTGAAATTGAAAAATTGTGAATGTAATTTATAAATTTAATAATGGTAATGGGGCTACATTATGTAATGAATGTAGAACAATAATAGCTACTGGTAAAAGAGTAGAAAGATTTTACTGTGATAAATGTCAAAGTAAATTAAATGAAGCTTTAATTAAGCATTATGAAATAATAAATAAAGAAGTTCATAATGATAAAGGAAATTTAAATAAATGAAAAAAATAAAAGAACTACAAAAAAGAAATAAACTAAGAGAAGGAAGAGATTTTGGAATTGGGTTTTCAATTTTAAAAAAAATTGGCAAAAAATTTGAAACATATTTGCCGTTTACAGCTTGTAGAGATTATCTTAATGATTTTATTTTTGTAGAAAGAGAAAAAAAAGAAATAGGAAATGCTTACGGATACAATCATAAATTATTAAATTGTTTTATAGGTAAAAGATATTTCTTTTTAGGGGTAAATACTTTACATAAAAATAAAAATAACGGACTTTGGAATTTAAAAGAAGAAGCTTTAGTTATTTTAATAAATAATTATAAAAACTTAGAGTTATTTATAAATAAAATTGAATTAGATTTAGGACTCAAATCTAAAACAACAATTGAATTAGATGAAGATACTCTTATATTTAGAGTTCCTATATATTGGAGTAAAACAACACCATTAATTAGTGTATATACATTATTGATAAGATGTTTCTTTAATGTAAAAAAAGACTTTATTTTTACAGAAGATAATTTACAAAATCATAAAGCTTTTATTTCTGAAGACTCTTATTATATTCCTTTATGTAATAAGTTTTATAAAAATATTGGAAAAATTAAATACCATAATTTTGATTATAAAGATTATGGAATAACATATAAAATTTGGAGTGGAGTTCACAACTTTGGAATACAAGGATTTTTAAAAAATGTAATATGAAAAAAATAATTTGGACTTTTGAAAAAGAAGAGGATTATGAAGAGTTTATGACTGAAATTGTAAATATTCCTGCAGAAGCTGGATTTATTGAAAGTCAAGATGAAGATTCTGTTGTGGTTAGAATTACTAATTTAAAGAAATAATAAATATGGAAGAAGAAAGTAATGCTTTTGAATTACCACAAGATACCAAGGAACAGATTATAGATAAAATTAGCGCTTTAGCTTGGCAAATAAGAAACGACTGGAGTGATCCAAGGGGAGAATGTAGAATGATAGTTGATTTATGTAAATTATTACATACTTTATAAAACGCAAAAAGCCGTATATACTTAATTGTATATACGGCTTTTTTTTGACCTTTGTTTTATTTATCTATTAAGCTATTTAATTTTTTAAAGTCTTTAAAGAAAGAGTCTTCTCCAAATTGTGCAAATATAGGAACTAATTTTTTACCTTTTTTAACAAGTTTGTTTTTATTATGTGCATCTTCATCTAAATAAGATATGAAATGTTCTTTTTTAACAGGCATAAAATTAATTGGTGTAGATAATTCATATAAAAACGATATTCCATTCTGTATAAATCTTACACCAGCTACTGGGTTAGATATTAATTTTGTAGCCTCTATAGGATTCCTAAATTGAGATAACTCAGATTCAAGTCTTCTTAATTCATAAATTGCAAACCATAAAGCATCATCATCATCATTATTAGATCCTGCCAACATTAATAGATTGCCTATTGCGGGTAAAATTACAGCCGTTAACATTATCTCTATGGTTGCCTTCTTTAAATTAGATTTTTCATAGTCACTAAGTCCGTTATAAACATCTTTAGCATACATTAGTTGAAGTCCTTTTAAAGCTGGTATGAATCTAATAAAGGTAGTGTAAATACCTTCAATATATTCCTTTTGAGCAGAACTATAATTTAAATCATCTTCAGATAAGTTTTCTTTTTTTGTTAGCGCAGTAGATATTCCTGTATATCTGTAATCCATTCCAGATAAAAAATAATTTTTAAACATCATAACTGATTTTCCTAACCAATGTTTTGAAATTTCATTCTTAAACGCAGGGTCGTAAACTCCAAATAAATCAAATATTTTATTTTTAATAAGTAGGTTAACATGAGTTTTTCCTCCTTTAGAATATTCAAGCGTTAAATTATGTTTAGTAAATTTTACTTTACTATCCATAACTAATTTACCGTCTTTATCCATTTTTAACATATCTAATAATGAAACTGCTTTTTCTTCACTTACTACATTTCCATCTTTATCTATATGTTTAAAATCTTTATTCATAACCTTTAATGAATCTAAAACAGACATAGTAACAACAGAATTCATAGCGTGTTCACCCATTTCATTAAGACCATTCATGGATTTTCTTGAGGCTATTTTTTTAGCTATACTATTTCTTATAAATTCTTGTGTGGCTGGATCAAATCCGCCAAAAACATCATACATTTCTAAAACTTGATTTGTAAATGATTTTTTAACAGGATTTGCCATATCTTTTATAATGTTTGGTAAATCTTTAGTATATCTAGCTTCGGCTTTTAAAAGATTATCTATTTTAAATAAATGACCTCCTCCAGCTTCTATTAATAATTGAGTAAATCCATTTAAAACATTCGCGGTTCCAGAGGCAATATTAAAAGACATCGCTACAGAAGCAGCAGTTCCATTAATAAAATTTGTTAACTTATTAACATCTGCGCCTAAAAGAGTACCACCATGAACACTCATTGTATCATAAAGATTTCTTTCAAGCATACCTTTAATTCTTTCATATTCATTAGAAAATTCACCTGGAATTGTAACTGATTGAACATGTTTATTAAACAAGTTTACTAATGGCAATCCTGTTTTACTAGACTTTTGAAAATATTGTTTATTTCTTGATATATCTGCCATTAACAACAAAGAACTTTCAGCATCTTTTTTTTCTCTATAACTAATAGCATTTAAATATTCGCTACGAATAAGAGTCATAACATCTAATGATTGTTGATTTTCTTCTAATTTACCTCTGTAATGTATTTTAACACTTTTTAATGTTTCTCCTTTTTTATCAACAGCTTCACCATATCCAATGTCATCTGGTCTAATTTTAGTAAAATTATCTTTAACGTCTTGAATAGAGCCTTTAAAATCACCTTCCATTGTTCTTTCAAATGCTGATTTTGTTATAGAAGGAAATTGGAAAAATTCAATTTGACCTGTTCTTCTTATTAAAGATTGTTTTCCATGAGTAGCTTTATGTGAAAATTTAGCCATAGCTATAGCTTCTTTTAAAACTTCAGCATCTATACCTGTAATAGGTTCATTTAAATATTCTTTATTAGGAAGCCACATTCTACCACTAAGATCTCCTTTTTCACTTCTAGTATGTTTAGACATCCAAGCTTTAGCTAATTTATCGGCTTCTTTGAATTTATCTTCAGCTCTAGCTTCTTTTTTTTCCATTCCGTTGCTCATAAACTCAGCCAATATATTATCAGCAGTTTCTCGTAACGGTAAATATTCATCAATATATTTATCTCTAAATTCTATTTTATATCTTCCTTTAAAAAAGAAATTTCCTTTATTATCTTTTTCGTAAATGTTTTTATACATTTGCGAAGGAGGTATGTTTCCTTTCTTATCTATTACATCATCAAATAATTTACCAAGACTAATTTCTATATTCTTGTATTTTGAAAGAATTTTATCTCTTACAGAGCTAAATATATTCACAACTATCTGTGATAATTTACTATTAGTATTTAAAGCATCTCCAAAATTCTTTGTAAAAGATGATATATCAAAAGCAGGATCATTTGCTATTTTTTCAGCAGCCTCTAATAAATCAGCTTTATATAAATCTTTATCTCTAGTATTTAATATTCTATTAGCGTACTCTTCTCTAGATTCTCCAGTTATTTTTAAATCTATATATTCTTTGTATAATCTTTTTTTATGATCGGTTTCTATTTGAGTATTATTTTCTGGTGAAGATAAAAATTTTATAGATTCTTCTCTTTTTAGCACCTTAAACTCAGCTATTAAATTATCGTGGTCACTAGTAACACTTGATAGAATATCTTTAATTTTTTGAACAGATTCTTTGTCTTCTGCAGAAAGCTTAACTCTAGCAGAAACAGCTAAAGTATCTCTAATATCAGCTATTAAATCATAAGAAGCTATATAATCTTCATATTTTAAAATTAAATCTAAATTTCCTCCCAATCTTTTACCTTTACTAGACCTATTTAATTTATCAACACCTTTCCTTACCTGCATTATTGTTTTAGCCATAGCTTTTGTATATTGAACAATAACTTTTAATTTTTCAAGTTCAGACAGTTCGTCCATTTCTTCTATTAATTTATCCAAATTTTCTAGATGGACTCTATGCTCTCTTTTAGATGCAGTTCCTTTAGATGCAGCAGTTCTCGCTCTAACTTGAGCTATATTATCCTTAGCTTTGCCAATTAAATTTAATAATCTATCTTCAAATGAAACTAATGTAGGTTTTACAAACTTTAATTCTTCTTCTACATTTTCATCATCCTCAATATTATCTTTTAATTTATTAAGAAAAAATCTTTCATCTGTTTTATATTCAGATTGTTCAGAAGAAGCTATTCTTGTTATAGACTCAATTAAAGCATCTACAGCTTTTGTTTTTTTAGCACCAAATAATCTACGTATAAATTCATTTAATTCGCTAAAAAAGCTTGAAATGACCTTATTAACACTATTATTTTCTGTTTCTCTAGATTCTATTTTTCTAAGTGTTCTTTCAAAACTTGGATTTGTAAATAATTCAGCAATAAATTCTAATTCATCTGTAAATCCATATCTTTTTCTTTCTTCGTCGGTTGCGTGTTTTTTAAATTCAGCAAATGCTTTGTTTATAAATTTTACAAAATCTTTTTCCTCAAACGTTTTTGGATTTTTATAAGCTCTGGTAGTAACAGAGTGTGTAGCTTCATGTAAAAAAGCTTCAACCATATCACTCACTGAATATTCATTAGCGTTATCTCTAATTAATATTTCATTATTTAAAGAATCATATACCATTAAGTTATCTTTACGAGGAAAGTGTTCAGAACTAACAATTCTTACAGTTGCTTGTGATTTTTTTAATAATATTTCAGCTCTATTTAATAACATTTGAGCGTCTTTAGAAAATTTATCTCCAAAACTATCTAATATATTATTAATTACATCATATGCGTTATGAATATTATATTGTTCGTCTTCTCCAAATAACACAGAAGTTGGAGTTTCGTTTTCTAAATCAAGATAAATAACTTCATCACTAAATAATGGTAATGAATTTTCATCATCAATTAAGCTTCCTAAATTATATTGATTTTCTTCAGATATATCACTATCATTTACCTCTTCGTCAAGTATTTTGTCAGTTAGTCTTAATAAATCTATATTAACTTCATTGTCTTCATTAAAAATAAATTCATTTTCATTATTTAAATCAGCTATAAAACTATCTTGCCTAGATCTTTGTTTAGTCCCTTCCCTACTAAAGGCATATTCTTCATTTTTATTTAAAGTAAATAACTTAGAGTTTTTAATTGCCTTCCAAGTTTCTATTCCTTTCTCATTTAATCTATCAGCTTCTATAGGATTTGTTTCTCTTAAAGCTTTTTCAACATAATTGAATGTACAACTCATTGTTTATATTTTAAATTAAAGGGCTTAAACTAATAAGCCCTTGATTGTTTTTAGAAATTATCACCTATATATTTATCTAATATAAGCATATCTGTTGTTAATTTAGAAATATCAACTAATGAATAAACTTCATCCATTTCAACTCTTT